GCTGTCTCTCTCTGAAAATGGGGAATTTGGGGTGATGGGCGCTGATCTACCTGAGTTTGGGCGTACTGAGCCACGGTTAGAAACTGTGGGTGTTAATCCTGATTCTTATGGGCCTGCTGTTGCATCTTTTGCTAGCAGGGTTTTAGGTGTCGATTTGTTTCCCTGGCAGGTGGTGGCTTTATCGGGCCAGCTGGCGTGCGCTCCTGGTCATAGTCCTGATACCGGCACAGAGTTACAGTTTCGTGAGTCGCTGATAACGTCAGGCCGCCAGGCTGGAAAATCTAAAGCGCTCCTAGCTCTGGGTATTTGGTGGGTGACAGAGTTTGCTACTAGGCGTGGCACTGCACAGTCAGTGGTGGTGACAGCTAACCGTTTGGATAGGGCCAGCGCTCTGGTGCGTGAAATGGCGTTAATATTGGAGGCTAAATTTGGGGCTAAATGTTTTTGGAGTTATGGCCGTGAGTCGATCAATATGCCAGATGGCAGCACCATAAAATGTGTGGCTGCCACAGGTCAAAATCATGGGCTATCAGTAGATTTACTGCTTGCTGATGAAATCTGGGATTTAGATCAAAATGCGATAGGTGCGCTGAAACCCAGCATGATTGCTAGGCGCTCACCTTTATTTAGTCAGTGGAGCACAGCTGGTGATGAATCCTCAGTGGTTATGCAGCAGCTCAGGAGCCAGGCCATCACAGCTATAGATAACGGTAAAGCAGGGAAACTGTATTTTGCGGAATGGTCACCACCCAGTGGCGTTAATTTGGAGGATAGGCAATACTGGGCGTACAGTAACCCCAGCCTGGGTAGAACAATAACCTGGGATGCTTTAGAGGCTGCTTTTGCATCACCTGACAGGGCACAGTTTTTGCGTGCCCACCTTAATGTGTGGGTGGCCGCTGCACAGTCCTGGCTACCGTTTGGAATGTGGGCTGAACGCTTAGCGATAGAACCAATGCCAGAGGGTGGCGTAATCGCTATCGATTCCAGCCTAGATGGCTCCACCTACTGTGGGGTGCGTGCAGCTAATGGCTCATTTGGCCCTATCTGTACCGTTGAGTTTGTTGTACAAACTGAGGCAGAGGCATGGGCTGAGGTAACCAGGGTGATGCAGAACCCACTAATAACATTGGCGGTAACACCATCACTGGAGATTCACACACCACCAGATTTGAGGAGGCGAATGCAAATAGTGGGCTATGGGGAACTACTCAAATTCACTAGCCTGGTGAGAAATATGATTATGGAAAATCGACTAACCCATACCGGTGAGATTTCATTAACAGAACAAATAAATAGGGCCGTTATGGGCAAACAGGCTGATGGCATGGCGCTCAGTAGTAAAAAATCCCCTGGCCCTATTGAGTTAGCCAGGTGTCTAGTGTGGGCTGCAGCGTTAGCCAGTAAACCTAAACAGTCTGCTAAACCAGCGTTTGCAGCTAGGTGAGTTGTAACAAAAACATGGGTAGGGGATAATACAGCGTGGCCATATTTAAGAAAACCCAACTAGCACCAGAGGTACAGCCAGCGATACGTGCAGCTATAGGTGGTGGCGGTAGTTCTATCGGCAGTTTCTATCAGTACACAGTAGGGCCAGCTGTCACCAGAGCGCTTAGCGTTCCCACAGTCTCTAGAGCTAGAGACCTAATCGCCAGCATGATTGGCTGCCTAGATTTACGCTCTTACACGCTCCAGTGGAATGGCTCAGAGTACGAAAAAATCTATGTACCTGGTGAATCCTGGTTCAGCCATCCTGACCCCAGAGTTACCAGAAATTTCATTATGGCTAACACATTCTCTGATCTATTTTTTTATGGGCGTGCCACATGGGCGATTACTGGCCGGTACGCCAATGGTATGCCAGCTAGTTTCACCTGGCTACCAATGGGGAGCACCAGTTTTAATGATGCCAATGGCCCCCAATGGTTCGGGCCTAGTAACGCTGTGCTGTTCGCTGGGCAACCAGTAAAAACTGAGGATACCGTACAGTTTTTGTCACCTATAAATGGGCTGTTATTCCAGGGTGCACGTGCAGTTGATATCGCTATTAGGTTGGATGATTCTGCTAGGCGATTTGCCACACAAGAAACTGGGGCTGGTTACCTACAACAAAAGGGTGGCGAACCCATGACAGGTACAGAGCTGGGTGAACTGGCACAGGCGTGGAGCGCTGCACGAAACGTAAACGCCATTGGGGCTTTAAACGAATTCGTAAATTTTGTGCCATTTGACGGCACCCCAGACAAAATGCAGTTAATTGAGAGCCGCCAACACGCTGCAGTGGAATTATCCAGGGTGGCTAACATCCCAGCCTATTTAGTGAACGCTCCAGCAGGTACAGGTATGACCTACCTCAATGCTCAGCAGGCTAGGCAGGATTTATATCTGTTTGGTGCTAGGCCGTTTATCGACTGCATAGAGGAAACGCTGAGCATGGATAACATTTTACCTAGAGGCCGCCATGTGGAATTTAATATGGATGGCTACCTGGGTGAAACGTATATGCCAGAAATTATGAATGAACCATCAGCTAGTGAGCGAGAAAATGAGGCTATGTCATGATCTTTTTTGAGAATCGTGAGCTAAAAATAGAATGTGCCACAGAAACCAACAGCGATAACAGCCGTACCATAATGGGCCAGGCTGTGCCCTGGGATGTTGCCACTACAGATTCACTGGGCCAAAAAGTGCTGTTTAAGCGTGGGAGCATTTCGGCTGATGGGCGTGCACCTAAGCTGATTGCATCCCATGACCAGAGCAAAATTTTAGGGTTAGTCACTGAGAGATTCCCACAAGAGGATGGCATGTATTTTCAGGCCAAACTGGCTGATACAGCTGATGGCCGTGACTATATGCAGCTGATGAGCATGGGCGCTATAGATGCTGTGAGCATTGGCTGTATGCCCACTAAATATAAATTTGATAATAATGGCGTGATGATAGTGGAAACAGCCACCTGGTCAGAATTAAGTTTAGTTGCAATTCCAGCATTTGATACAGCCAGAATTTCTAGTGTGCAGATGTCAGAACCAGAACAAGAGCCAGAACTACCAGCAGAGGAAACAGAACCCATGAGTGAATCACCAGCAGTCGAACTGGCCAGCCCAGCGATTATCCCCACCACACCTATTTACGCCACAGTTAAACGTGAATTTAAGATGCCATCTATGGGTGAATACATCACTAAATTTGTCCGTGGAGGCTCAGAGTTTGCAGAATTCTCAGCAAACATTCAGGCCTCAGCTCCTGACGTAACTACCAGTGATCTTGATGGTGTGTTACCGATTCCAGTAGTCGCCCCTGTCTATAACAACTTTTTGGGCATTAGGCCTGTAGTTGATGGCACTGGCGGCCCTAAAGCTATGCCACAAGGGGGCAAGGTTTTTATTCGACCAAAAGTTACCACCAACGTTAGCCAGGCTGTGGTCACCCAGGGTTCTACCATTCAGGCTGGCACTTTTGTAGTTGATGACATTCAGGTAACTAAGGGCATCTATGGTGGCTATGTCGAACTGTCAGAGGCCTCAATTGATTGGAGTTCGCCAGAGGTGCTCAATGCACTGTTAGATGACATGGGCCGCATTTATGCGAACACTACAGATAATGTGGCCGCTGATGCTTTAGTGGCTGGCACCACCAACACCAATAACTTTGCTACAGCATCATTGGATGACCCTGCAGCATGGGCTACATGGATTTACACAGCAAGCGCTGACATTCTCACAGCATCTAACGGAAACCTGCCAGATACTTTGTATCTCGCTCCTGACAGTTGGCAGGCGTTAGGACTCTTGACCGATACAAGTGACCGGCCACTATTCCCAGTGGCAGGCCCCATGAATGCATTTGGCACTATGTCACCAGGTATGACATCTGGCAATGCTTTTGGGTTGCGTGTTGTAGTAGATCGCAATTTCGCTAGCACTACCCTGCTTATCGGTAACGGTACCAGCAGTGCATTTGAGTGCTGGGAAACTGCTTTAGGAGCCGTATCGATAAATAATGTCAGTCTTTTGGCCAGAACCATTGCGTGGAGAGGCTATTTCGCAGCCGTAATGGTTGACGATACCAAATTCATTAAGGCCGCCTACATCTGATAGGTGGTAACTGATGAGCGCTTTTAGCGTCACGCATTCTATGCGTATAGGTGATTTTTGTGTAGTGCAAACTCTAGAGGAAACTGATATCGCTGTCGGGCAGTCATTTACTCTGGCAGATGTAGGGGATGGCATGAATGGCTCACAGCTACTCATAGCTGTACCCTTATATCTGTTTACTGGCATCACTAATGAGGGTGATTTCACATTTGACTATGACCAGCTCATACCAGAGCAGTTACTGTTCCGTGATGCTGGCACAGATGTAGCACGTCACTATTTAGACCCATTCGGTACGCTCACCTATACCCAAACCTGCACCTGGATTACCTCAGCTGACTGCCTAGTATTTTTGGGCATAGACCCAGCCACAGCAAATGACACTGCCTATTTAGCCATGTGTGTTAATGCAGCTAACCAGTGGGTGCTCAGGAAACGGCAAGAGGCAGGATATTTTGACCAGTCACTCAGCGTGGCCCCCAGTGCAGATATAGAGCTGGGCACCATTATCTATGCGTGCATGAATTATAGAGAGCGTGGCTCTATCGATTCCTACCAAACATTTGACGGGATGGGCACCACACCAGTGCTCAGCATGGGCCGTGTCATGCAGCTGATCGGCTGTAATCGTAGCCAGGTGGCGTAATGCCAGCCACAGGTATTTTTGCTGATTCCATTACCAAAATTAAAGACACCATCACAGCGTTAGGTTTAGTGGCGGTCACTGACCCACGAAACGCTAGACCCATGACGTGCCTCATAGAGATGCCCACCTATACACAGTTCACTAACCAGGTGGCTGACATTTCTGTGGTAGTTCACATTCTCGCTACACCACCAGGTAACCAGGACAGTGGCGACTACCTCATGACCACCCTAGATATTTTGATGGATTCAGAGCTGGCCATCACAGGTGGTTCACCCACACTGGTAGTAATCGGTGCACAAGAGTTGCCAGCGTATGACGTAACGATAAGAATAGGCGTACAGCGCTAACACAGGAGACCCACATGGCCACTACCGTTTATTTAACTAACCCCACCATTAACATCACACAAGGGGCTACCACCACAGATTTTACTGATAACACCAGCTCAATTACCGCTACTCTGGGCTATACCAGTTTGGACACCACAGCGTTCGGTAGTACTGGTTTGTCATTTTCTAAGGGGCTCGCTACCTCTGACATCAGTATGACGGTTTTCATGGCTTATGGCGCTGCAGAAATTGAGGCCGCACTAGCCACCTATGTGGGAACTGGTACCACTGTGCTGGTGTTCAGCCCAGCAGGTACAGTCGAATCTGCCAGTAACCCAGAGTTCACGGTAACAGGGGCTATGTTGGCCGCCTATGATGTCGTGGTTGGTACGGTAAATGAGCTTAGTGTGGTTGAGCTGAGCTGGACCGGTGGCACCTGGGCACGTGACGTAACCTGATCTAGTTTTTAGTAATCCTGATACCGGCTAAGGGGCAAAAGTGAAACTACATTTACGTTTAGATTTAGGTGATGGCCCTATAGAGCTAGTCACTAACCTGATGGTAATCATTCTGTGGGAACGCAAATTTAAGCGTAAAGCATCAGATATGGCTAACGGTATCGGCTTAGAGGATTTAGCATTTATGGCGTATGAATGCTGCAAAATTTCTAACGTGCCAGTGAAACCCATTTTTGATGATTTCATTAAGTGCATAGTCGATTTAGAGGTAGTCAGTGAGGAAACCGAAAACCCCACCCCAGGGGCAGTTTTAGCAGAGGTCTAGCAGAGCTGCTAGTACATACGCATTACTGGCCCCCACATATAGAATTTACCCTGGGCGATTACATTACAGTGTTAGATGTAATCAAAAAACAGCAGAGGTAAATCATGGCTCAGACTCCACAGATAGAGGGTGTTAAAGAGGCTGTTAGAGCGTTACGCAAAATTGACCCTGAGATGCGTAAAATATTTAATGCAAATGTTAAGGCTGTAGTCGAACCCATGACTAGCGCTATGGAGTCAAATTATGATGATGCACGTTTCCCATCTGGCACTAAACGTAAATGGAGCCAAAACCCAGTAGGCGCTAAATCTAGAAAACTAAACCCACTGACTGCAGCCTCAGCTAAGCGTGGCGTAAAGGTCAAGATAGACACAAACAGAAAAAGTGGGGCCGCATTCACTGTGATGCAAACTAACCCAGGTGCCACCATTTTTGATTTAGCTAGAAATAGCACACCACTGGGCAGAGCGTTTACACAGAAATTTGGTAAAACTCCCAGCAGAGTTATGTGGCCTAACGCTGAGGTGCATCTGCCTGATGTGCGTGAGAACTTAGTTTACTTAATAGTGGGCATAGAGTTAGATATAAATAGAGAACTACAAAGGCGTGGCTAATGGCTATCAAAATCCCTATTTTTGCAGACTATAACGATAGGGGCGTTAAAAACGCTGAGGCATCATTCAGTAAATTTGGCCGCTCAGTAGGCAACATAACCAAAAAGGCTGCTGCTGCTTTTGCCACCATTGGTGTGGCCGCTGCTGCTGGCGCTGTTAAAGCTATCGACATGGCCAGTAACCTGGCAGAATCCCAGAGCAAGGTAGCCCAGATATTTGGGGAATCTGGGGCCGCTATAGAGGCGTTCAGTAAAACTGCTGCCACCAGCCTGGGCCTGTCACAGCAAAACGTTTTAGATGCTGCCGGCACGTTTGGCATTTTTGGTAAAGCAGCTGGGCTAGGCGGTACTGATCTATCTGATTTCAGTAACCAGTTCACTACCCTGTCAAGTGACCTAGCATCATTTAATAACACCAGCCCTGAGGATGCGATAAACGCTATCGGTTCAGCGTTACGTGGCGAAATGGAACCTATTAGGCGCTATGGCGTAATGCTTGATGACGCTGCCATTAAAGCTGAGGCAATGGCCCAGGGGCTGTATGACGGTAAAGGTGCTTTAACTCAGCAGGCTAAAATTTTGGCTGTTACAGCATTGGTTTATAAAAAAACTGGTGATGCTCAAGGTGATTTTGCTAGAACATCTGGCGGCCTGGCTAACCAAACCAAAATCATGAAAGCTCAGCTAACGAATGCGGCCACCACTATCGGCACAGCGCTGTTACCGATAGCTATGAAATTGGCTAGTTTTTTTGCTAACAAGGTAATACCTGCAGTGGAAAAACTTAGTGCAGTGTTTAGCAAAAAAGGTTTAACAGGTGTTTTGGATTTAGCCAAAAAACAATTACCTAAACTGCAGGCTGCATTTAGCAGTGTGTGGAAATGGATTACCAACGTGGGTGTGCCCAAATTTGTGGCAATGATGCAGTCACTGGGTAACGCTTTAGTCGATTGGATTGGGCCACGTATTAAACCCATGCTCAAAAAATTGGGTGAGCTGTTAGGTAAAGCTGCAAACTGGATTTATACGGTAGGCCTACCAGCGCTGGTAGATAAACTGATACTTTTGGGTGATGCTTTTGTGGCGTGGATTACTCCACTGATAGGCCCCATGCTCAAAAAATTGGGTGAGGTATTTAAGGTAGTGGCAAATTGGCTGCTAACGGTAGGCGCTCCAGCGTTAGTAAAGGCTGCAGTTAAACTGGCTGATGCTTTAATCGGCTGGGCGTTTAAAATAGCTGGGCCATTACTTAAAGGCCTAGCGCTGCTATTGCTTGACATAGGCAAATGGGTGTTCACTGATGGCATACCAGCACTAGCCAGATTAGGTGTGCAGTTAGGCCTGGGGCTAATAAACGCTCTGGTGGGAGCGCTTAAAGGTTTAGGCAGCATGGGCCTAGACATAGGCAAATCATTGGCTAACGCCATTATCGGATTTATTAACAGCAATGTAATTGACTCTATAAATAACCTGCTGCAGTTCACCATAGACCCACCAGGCCCAGGCTCTTTTACTATTAACCCACCTGATTTGCCTCACATACCCAGGCTGGCAAATGGTGGCATAGTGACAAGGCCTACACTGGCCATGATAGGTGAATCGGGCAGTGAGGCTGTCATACCGTTAACTGGTAAAAACGCTGGCATGGGCATGGGAGCCACTAACTACATCACCATTAACACTGGGGCTAACCCTGCAGATGTAGTAGCAGCGCTCCAGCGCTATGTACGATCTAATGGGCCAGTACCAGTAAACACCAGAGCCATGTAATGGCTAAAATTTCGTGGACATTTACAAACGCTAGCGCCAGCATAGATTTTACATCTATTGTGCAAAATTTTAGTTACACACATGGCCGTGCCTCCACCCTAGATTCTTATAATGGTGGCTCAGCGAGCATTACAATAAAAAATGATAGCGGGCAGGCCGCTGGCAATTTTCTTAAATGGGGCCAGCAAATTAAAATCCAATCAGGTGGTAATAATCTTTTTGTGGGCTGGATAGGCGCTATCAATTTTAACGATATGCCTAACACTGGCTCAGGTTCCACAGCCACCATCACGGTAAATGACCAAATGTATTTTGCTGGTCAACAGCTCGCAAATAATCAGGTGTTAGCCAGTGAGCAGTATCAGATACAAGAAATAGGCTATTTGCTCACTAAAGGTGGCATTACTCAATTCGATTTTACTGTGCCATGCAGAGCATCATTAGGTTATTCAGGTTCATACGCCACCAGAATTAATCAGATTATTGCATCAGATAGAGGCAAATTCTTTTTTACTACTGGTGGCTATTATGAATACACCCCACTGAGTTACATGCAAAACATGACTACCGGCACCTACACTTTTGGCCGCACAGCCTCAGCTAGCGTGATTGGCTACAACAGTTTTGATAGGGATGCTGCAGGCTCAAACCAAAATTTTGTGAACCGAGCCGCTGTAACCCCAGAATCGTTAGCCACCCAAACCAGCACTAGCACAGTGGCCCTAGTTACTGGTGTGATGGGTATCGACATAGCCACACTAAACACCACTACTGCTGTGGGTAAAGATTTAGCCACTTGGGTGGCTAACTCAATGGATAACCCTGAGGAATTAACATTTACTATTTCGTGTCTAGACATAGCTCAAACATCCACCACAAATTTAGTCAGTTTTCTAACTAATGAAAAGGTAGTGCAGATGGCGTACATCCCACCTGGTGGTGTCTCCACCAATGTGTGGGTAACAGCTGAGCAAATATCAGTAACTGGTGACTATAACCAGACTGCTATAGATATCGTTTTCAGCCCATTGACCTACTACAATTTTTTTACCCTTGATAATGCAGTTTTTGGCATACTTGATACCAGTAGATTAGGGTTCTAGACTGATCTAATGGCTACTCAATGGACGGCAGGAACAGTCAGCGGGCAGATATTGACTGCAACCACTATGAACACGATTGGGGCGGCTTGGGAGACCTTCACCCCAACCTCTGTACAGGGCGTGGCGTTTGGCAAGACGGTGAACTATGCGAAATATTGTCAGATCCAAAAGACGGTTTTTGTGCAAGTCCAAATTACGGCGACAGGTGCAGGTCTTGGCGGTACTGTCTCAATAGGTCTGCCGGCTTTAGTTCCCGTATCGCAATCAAACACCAGAATTGAGGGCTCAATTTTAATGTATGACCTGTCAGCGGCACTTTTATATCAAGGTGTCGCAGCAGTTAATGGCAGTGTTGTTGTCGGTTGGGCCCAAGGTTCTAACAACAATATGGGGGCGAACAGTCCAGCATTCACAATTGCCGCTGGCGATATTATTTCTTACTCAATCAGTTATGAGACAGCATAATGGTTACGGCAACTTGCAAAACTGAAGAATGCACACAGAAAGACATTGACTATTTTATGTGTGGTGACCCGTCACCCGTTTTTTGCGGGCAATGCGGCAACCCTTGTGAACTGTCAGAACCATACCCTGACCCTCCCGAAATCCCCATGTTTCCAGTATGAACATCACTAACCCACCTAAGGCGCTCATATTGTTGGTGGCGCTCCTGTGCATCACTGTGCTACTAGCCGTAAACAAAATTAGCCAGGAGGCTGGGCTACCCATGATTAGCGCCATAGTGTTTTACGGTATCGGTAATGGGGTGGCCGCTAAAGGTGGTAAAGATTCCCCTAAAATTTTTGGGCCTAAAAATGACTGAGTACCCTGTCTCACCTATTGTGATGCCATTTGATCTAGCTGGCCAGATGAATGGGCTAGTAGCACCCAAACTGTTGAGAAATATCGACACACCTACCCAGGGTAAAATGCACCATAAGGCTGCTATAGCGTTTAAGTGTTTAGCGCTGGCCGCCTATTTTGATGGCATTAGTTTAGATCAGGTGGGTGCCTACCGTACTCTCAGCCAGCAGCTCACTATGTTTAAGCAGCGCTACAGCCTCACCCCACAAGGCCGTAACATCACCAGAAAAATGAATGGGCAAACCTATTATTTACGGGATGGTTTCGCACCTAGTAGCACCCCTGGGCTGTCGAATCATGGCTGGGGATTAGCTGTAGATATCAGTGACTGTTCAGGTGACAGGCTCACATGGCTATTGGCTAACGCTGGCAAATTTGGGTTTACCTGGGAGGTTAAAAATGGGCCACAAGCTGAGGCATGGCATATACGTTACGTGGCTGGCGACAGCGCCACCAGAGGCATCAGAAATGCTCTAGCAGAGTTCCCAGAGTTGGGTGCTTGACATTCACCTATCGATTAGGTCAAATGTTAAGACCTAAGCCGACACTAGGAGTGAGATGAATCCCTACAAAATCCTTATAGGTTCAGCAGCATTATGGCTGGCCGCTATAGCCTTATTAGGCGGTGGTGGTGGCGCTATCCCTCAGCCCACCACTACTGCACCACCTGTTTATAACACTGTGGATATTCTCACCCCAGAGCAGGCTGCAGATAGGCTCAGAGCGCTCCAAATGGCTGAGACCACTACTACAACCCCAGCACAGATAACGCCAGTGGTGAACGCTGAGGGGCTTAAATGTGAGCAGTGGTTACCCACAGCCGTACTGGCTGGGTGGCCTGATGATCGACAGGTGCTAGCCAGATTAGGTGCCATTATGTGGCGAGAATCCAGATGTGTGCCCACAGCGTGTGCACCATCAGATACTGGTAGGCCGTGCAGAGATTATGGGCTGGTGCAGGGTAACTGGTATGCACACCACAAATGGTGGGCTGAGCTGGGCATCACACCTGAGCAGATGTTTGACCCATACATAAATCTGCATTGGGCATGGCTGCTATATTCAGGCCGTGAGGCTAAAGGGCAATGTGGCTGGCAACCCTGGGCGCTCCACTGTGGCTAGCAGGCCACCCTGGATGGTTTTAGCAGCCTGCATAGGTCATGACACAAACCTATTTTTTCCCCAGCCTGGCACCCATCTGAGGAGCGATATACGTGAGGCTAAAAAGATATGTGGCACCTGCCCAGTAAAAATGGCGTGCCTAAACTATGCGCTAAACCTAGAGCAAATTAGCCCCAGGAGCTGCCCAGGTATTTGGGGTGGCACACATGAACGTGAACGCTCTAGGATTATCCACCAAATGTGCCACATGGATGAGGTACCATCAGAATTACAAACTACATAGAGGAGCTAAATCATGGCCGACACCACAGATTTACAGGCGTTCATACAAACCATCCAGGAGTTTGAGCGTGAAATAGATTTTATTCGCAATACACAAAAAATTCAGCGTGCAGAGGTTAAAGCTTTACAGGCCGCTGTTTTTGAGATGAGTAGCCACATCCCAGACTGGGTGCTCACCCTCTCATCTGAAACAGTCGACATCATTATCACTGCAGCGCTTAATGGGCATGGAAAATGAGCGTGCCTACTGAGGCCACGTGCCAGGTGTGCACTGAGCGTGTCACTGGTGAGCAGATAGCGTATTATAACCCTAAAAAATGGGTAGTTATTTGTTATAGGTGCATGGGTAACCATCCAGCATTAAAAACTGCTATTTGGCGTAATCAACAGATTGAGGGTGCCACATGGAAATGAATTACACCACAGTTAATGAGCGCCTAATCATGGCGCTAGCCAAATACCCTGATTTAAGAATACAGGAGCACCCCAGTGAACTGATCACTACTGTGAATGGCGAAACGCTTATCTGTACGGTAACCATTTGGCGTGATGCCACTGATGAGCGCCCAATAATTAGTAGCGCTGCAGAAATTATCCCAGGGCGTAGCCCATTCACTAAATTTAGTGAGAGAGAAAACGGGTTTACCTCAGCTGTGGGGCGTGGTTTGGGCTACATGGGGTTCGGTATCGATAGGAGTATCGCTACATCTGATGACATACAAAACGCTGGGGGCACACTGTCTAAGGCTCCACTGTCAAGAGGCACACAGGTTACCCACAGTGGCAAGGTGCTAAAGCATTCACCACCTGGGCTGGTAACCGATTCTCAGAGGCGTTTCATTAAAGCGCTGGGCCACACTGGCGACATTCCTACATCTGCAGCTGAGGCCTCAACACTTATAGAGAATCTCAAAAAACAAAAAGAGGCAACAGCTGAGGAACCATTCTGATGTGGCCTAAACAGATATGGGATGAGTCCTATATTTACAGCTGTGATAAGGATGACAGGGATTTATTAGAATTTATTTACAGTGAAACTGATTACAGCACGATTCTAAAACCTGCAGCATACAAACTGGCGTTAGAGGCTGAGCTGATGGTGTGCCACTGGCTCAAGAGTAACGGTATTCAGGCCCATTGGCTGAATGGTGACTACACCAGAGATTTAACTGTGGGCGCTATAGATATTGATGTGAAACACAGAACATGGGCTGATCGACCACTACAAAATGATACCTATTGGGGTTTAGCTACACAGTCATTTGATAACCAAAAAAACGCTATAAAAGTGTTTTGTGCTGTTCGTACTATTGCACCTAGAGAGTCCTATAGCTTTAACGCTGTTGAGATGGCAGGCTGGATGCTCCCCACAGATTTCACTGCCGATATGCCTATCATTAAAGTGGGGGAACAAACCCCAGGCAAAATAGCGGCCACGTACGATATGTACGCTGTCTATTTGGCTGAAATGCGTTCACCCCAGAGCCTAATTACATATTTGGAGGCACAGCCATGCTAGAAAAACATCTATTAGCCAACATCATTGAGGTAGCCCAGATGGCTGGCTGGCTGGCGTTTCATCCTGTTGAGGCACAAGTACGCCCAGGTGTATGGGCGACTAACCAGCAAGGTGATAGAGGTTTCCCAGATTTAGTGTTATCGCATCCTGAGCGCCATGAAACACTGTTTATCGAATGTAAAAGCGAGAAAGGTACCCTCAGTGGCTACCAGCTGGCATGGAAACATTCCCTAGAAAACAGTGGGTGTGAATACTGGCTAGTCAAGCCTGCTAGGTTTGCCGAACTGGTAACTAGGCTAACTGCACCTATCAGTAAACAAATGGCATTTATTGACAGTTTGATCTCTCGCTCACCCATTTAACATAATTAGACATAAAACCGATACCAGCAGGCCGTTACATGAGAGGCTCATAGACCCACCCAGATGCAATGGGCTAGGGATGACACAGGGCAACCTGGGTAGGCGGTCATGTGATGTGACTGAGCAGCGTTTCCAAACGGCACAAATGGTAAATGGTTCTCCACCTAAATTAGACAGGCTGACCAGTGCATAGAGGCACGAACAGTGGGGGCACATACCACAAACCCATCACATGACAAATGAGAGCAACTGCAGCGGTGCATTTCCGCTGTAGGCGCTAGCGCCCTTGACCTATGCCCTATGCTCTAGACCTATGGATGACAGAAACACTAAAGCGTTTAAGAACGCCAGACTAGACCTACTCAGAGATGCACCCATGTGCCACTGGTGCGGCCTCAAGCCAGCAACAGAGGCAGACCACCTAGTACCAGTCATGCATGGAGGCACACACCTAGACGGCCTAGTACCATCCTGCAAACCCTGCAACAGCAGACGTGGAGCACAAGAAATCAATCGACAAACCACCCAGCGCATAACAGCACGAAATCACGCCATAGGAGCAGTCCTTTTGGATTCACAACACAGGGTGCC